CATTGTTATTCATAACAGTTTGTACTGAGTCAATAAGGCTTTTTGGGATGTTATTAATCATTTGAGTCTCCTAGTCTTCGTCTATGATTTTGTACTTGCGTTGAATTTTTAATCCTCTTGTAACTTTTAAATGATCGTTGTCTAAATCTCTGTCGGGAGGCTCGGCGGTAGCGTCGTAAGGTTTGCTTGTGAACCTTCTTACCTTCTCAATCTCCATTCTGTCAGCAGGTACTTCTAGACGAGGAACATCTTCTACATGTTTGCGAATATCTTCTACGTGCTGATCTACATATTCGTGCTCTTTTTCAAGATTCATTTTCTTGGCAAAAAACTTAATTTGTTTTGCAAGCAGTTCAGCATCCTGTATGTCTTGAGGTACTGCACGCTCTTTTGCTTTAACTGTTTTATGAATACCAAATAATTTATCATGTAGTATTACAGACTTTTCAGCCATATTAGCATCTACGTTATCTGGTAAATTTTGCCCGTATAGTTTTTGTGCACTTGGTGACATTTCAAAATGCTGAGTCCTATAGGTTCCAGCGGCAACTTGATCACGCTGATCTTTCTCAACATTCTCTCTACCCGATGGTCTAATCTCTACCCCGGTCATAGCTTTTTCACCTAGCATAATTCTTTTAGCCATATCGTAAAGCGACTTATGAGACTCGCCTATTGCGTTACCTCTTAGAACATCAAGTACTATAGAATTAAGGCTTGTATATTTCATTATGCACCTGCCGTTATTGATCTGATCATCCAGGCGTGCTTTTCATGGGCCTGTATACGATCTTGTAAGTAATTAGATATGCCGTACTGCTTTAGTTCTTCAGCTTTTTCATACGCTTTAATTAAAGAGCTCTTTACTGTCTGATTGTCGTTGTAAAGAGCATTGAACATAATAACAGTTGACGGAACGGACTCGGCGTCTTGTACTTGAGATAGTTCTTTGTATCGTCCAAGAGAGCCTGGTGCCACTTCATTAATCGTTCTTATTAGTTCAGCAATGTTATCAACTGACCCATATACCTCTTCATACAAATCACCGAGAAAGGAATGATATTGAGGGAAGTTTTCTCCTACAACATTCCAATGATAGAACTGGGCTTTTAAATAAAAAGCAAAAGAGTTCGCTAAAGATATTTTGAGTAGTTGTTTTAATTCATCCATAATTACCACGCCTTACAAGACCAATATCTCGCTTTAGTTTTTGGACCGGGATCATCACAATTATGTCTTGCTCTAAAACTTCTACGTCTAGCAGGAATATGTTTTTTAATGGTCATATTCTTATCACCAAAATTAACTTTAACAACATTACCTGCTGCATTCTTAACATACACCTTAGACTTCTTAACGTCCCCGGCCATAGGTTTATTAAGGGGTACTTCTCTACCCTGGTGCGTTGCCTCTTCAAAATATTCTTTAAATTTTAACATTATTTACCTTTATGCATGTTAATGTACCAATGGGCAAGTTGCTTTTGTCTGGGTGAAGCCAAATCAGACGATCTTATTTTTTTAAGTTGAGCAATAGTCTTACCTTTTAATCCGTGTCTAGACATATCGCCTTTATCTTCTGGATTCTTACCATCCATAAAATTCTCTTCTTGTTGTCTACGTTCCATCTCAGCAATAACAGAAGGATGATGGGCAAATGCACTTCTTGCATGTATGCCAAGATCGGCAGCAGTATACATTACCCCTAACCCTACTGGGCGATCAATAACAAAGTTCTCATTTAAGCTTTCCTTAACAGATTGTCCAGGAGTATCTTTTTTATATTTTTTTGTTAGCTTATCTGTTCCCCAATCACCAGCACCACCCGTTTCTTTTATTGCTTCTACTTTAGATGCAACGGCTTTACCAACGCCTTTTGACTTATAAAATTTTATTGCACGCTCCATAGCTGCTTCATTAGAGTCAGCCTGTACCTTTAATTTACGTTCAATACGAGCTTGTACACCTGAGGTTAAAGGATCATGCATATGTACAGTTACAACATGAGTATGTTTTGGAGGAGCCTTTTCCTCTTTAATACCCGGCAGCCGTTTTAAAGCAACAGAGTTATTTTCCGGAGCTTTAAAATTCTCCGGATCTCTACCTATCAACGATTTAAGTTTTTGTAACGTTATCATTTTCTCTTAGCGGATAGGTAGGCGGCTATTGCCATCTGTCTACGCTTTTCTTTCGACTTACCTTGAAATTGTGGAGCATCAGACTTTTTAAAGTCACTTACGTATTCACCAGCACCCATCGATGGTTTCAATTTTTCTTCTAACTCAACTTCTTCTTTAGCTAAACGATCAATAGCTTTAGCTGCGCCCATTTCACGTGATTGTGCCTTCATTTTTACTTGACGTCCCAATCGTGCGAGCGCGGCTTTTGTATTTGAGCTACGTTTTATTCTGCTTAAAGCTTCATACTCTTTTCCTGTACCTTGCTTTAAACGAGCATCGGTTACTGCTTTCTTTGCATAAGAAGCAAGAGTAGATTTAGAGAGCTCTTCAATCTCTTCAACTTCTTCTTTCATTCCTCTTTTTATGGACTGCTTGGCAGTAGCTTCGGCATCTTCTTTATCATCGTGGTAAGAGACTGGACCCTCACCCATATGCTTACCATCTTTATAATGATGAACCTGGTACTCATTGTACTCAGTATCTTTATATACTCTTGCTGTATGGGATCCTTCTCCGTGCTTGGAAATTAAACGCTTTCCAGCTGTCAAACTTTCTTCGTCAACTTGTTCAATTTCTTCCATACTTTCATTTTTAGCAAATTTAGCCATCTTTGTTTTAATTTTGTTAATATAAACCTGATGTACTTTAACTGCTTCATCATCTCCACGACGATTTGCTGCAAGCGCTTTATCAGTATGACGATCTAATGCATCACGCAATTCTTTCTTTTTGTCTAAAGCTTCGTCAATCTGCTCAACTTCTTCTTTATTCATCAAACGAACTGTAGCACGAGCAATCCCATCTGCATCTTTTTGGGTTGGAATTCCAGGTTTACTAATTTTCTTTTTTAGATATGATTTAATTGTTGATTTATCCAACTCATCAATCTGCTCAACTTCTTCTGAATATTTCTTTTTCAAATAACTAACAACTTTTTTTTCAAATAACTAACAACTTTTCGTTCGTATTCACTCTTAGGTGCTTTAGGTACACTGGTCTTTGCTTTATTCAGAATTTTTTTGTGGGTAGGGTCGACTTCTTCTTTAGTTAAACGGTCGACCGCTTTTGCAACATTGTCACTACGCTTCCATGATTTTTGCTTATGTTTACTCGACAATCCATAATAAGCATCTCTCGTACTAGGTTTTCTTGATGTCATTGCTTTGTGATCAAAATCTTTACTAATCATAGAATTAATTCTAGCATTAGTTGATGCTTTCTTTACATATGAACCAAGAGTAGATTTAGATAATTCGTCTAAATTTTCTTCATTTTTCATAGCAGCCTTACGACGGTCTATTTCTTTTTGTTGTGCTTCAATTTCTTTTTGAAGTTTTTTGGCTTCGTCTCCATGCTCTTTTGCAGCTGCACCTAATGTGCGGCCAGAAATACTTTTAAATCTAGCATTAATTCTACCGTAGGCAGAAGTTGCTTCATCAAAATGGCTATAATGAACAGTAGTTGGTTTATAGCCTCTATCTTTTGACATAAGATGAACTTTATCCCCTTCGCGATGTACGTGAACGTTTCTGCCTGTTTCGTCTTTAAACGATGTCTTATCACCGTCTCTTAATTTTTTAATTTCTTTTTGATGTTCAGGATGCAAGGGATAAGAGGTAGAAGATCCATCATGTACTGTAACCATTTTACCCCAGGAGTATTTTTTCTTCTCTACCTTAACCGCTTCGTTCATATTAGTTCCTTCTTTAACCGCCTTCTTCTGATTAAGATTTTTCATAGCGGCTCGTGCAAGATGTCTGGCTCTAGACATAGGTGTATGTACTGCACCAGATTTGTCTTTAACATTGCCGGCAACTTTTCTACCACCTTCGAAAGGAGGAGTATCTGGTTTGGTCTCTTCTACAATGCCAATATGATTGGCATCATGAATTTTGTATCCTTGTTTTTTGTAATGATTTTTGGCAAGCTCAATGGCATCACTTTCACTCTTAGCACTTATTCTAACTTTCTTTTCCATCTTTTCTTTACGTTTAGATACCATAGTATGCTGGGGATCAGAAACAGTTACTGACACTCTATGTTTAAGTTCTGGTTCTGATTTAGTAGAGCCTGCTCTTGAAGCTGATGCTCTGGCTGCCATTGCAATTGCAGCGTCGCTTCTTTCTTTACTATTACTTTCATTAATTCCAGCTTTCTGTCTCCACTGCTGGCCATGTTTTTGAATAAGTCTTTTATGGGCAGCTTTTAATGACATAGCAGCTGCTGGGGCCATGTTAGGAGTTTCATCGCTTAATGCACGGTGAATTTTTTGAGCTTCAGCTTTTTCTTTGTCAGACATTTCTACTGCCTCGCCAAAGCTGGAAGCAAATCTTTTAAATGTTCCTAATACACTCGTTGATTTAGGAGGGGCTACTTTACCCAATGTACCTGTTTTAGCTGTTGTAGTTTTAGCAGCAGGTTGATCGGAGGGAGAGGTATATTCATTAGGTGAGCGAGCTGTTTTCTTAGCACTTAATCCCACGCGCTTGATATAATCACCTCTTGTAATCTGACCAGATTGCCATGCTTTGCGATGCGCCTCTACGTCAGCTGGTTTAACTGAATAGTAAGCCTCATTAGTTGTCTCTTCTGGTACACAATTAGGTACTTGTCTGCCGTTTTTCATTTTAGTTCCTACTGGTTTATAGCCTTTCCAGCAAGGGTTGTCCTTAGGATCTTTTAATCCCTCTGCTAGCCTGGCGCACTGGGCGTTAATAGAAATAAACGCTGCCTGCTCTCTTGTTTGTTCTTCTAATTCTTGAGCACCAAGATAGGCATCGCGATACATTTCAAACATTTGTACTAACTCTATTCCATACTTCTCTGATTTTTTCTCTAATGCTTTAAAATTATTTTCACTGATGTAAACGTCTTTTTCTGCCATCTCAACAAATAGATTAAGTAAGGGGTCATGCTCATAATGTTGTATAACAGGACCCGACGCTTTAACCCTTGTTGATTTGCCAAGCTGTTTGGCAGTAAAGCGCTGTACTTCGGCTTGTTTGATTCTAGGCATTAGCCTTGCAGCAATAAACTTAATAAGTTTTACTTTAGGGTCAATCTGTCTATCGATATTAATTTTATCTGATGGGCCTAGCTGATGGTAGGAAGAACCTCTACGGCCGGCAATTCTTCTTCTTAAGATGTCTTTTGCTTGTTTACGAGCCCGGCGAGTAAGCTGGACTTGACCGGCTAGCCTTTTGGCGGCCATTGCACGCTTGACTTTAAGTACTGGCTCTAATCTTCTCATTTGAGTAGCACGCTGTCTTCTTTGCTGAAGAGTAAGAACGCGCTCTTCTAATTCCGTTTCTTCTACACCCTCTCCAACCGTTCTAATATGATTGGCGATTTCATCGGCATGGGGATGTAAGGCTTTTGGAAGACCAGATTTAAATTGTTTCATTTCTCCCGCTCTTGCATGGGCGCGAAGCTTAGTACCTGACATACCTTCTGCGCCTTCGGCATCTGGATCTCTTTCTCCAGCTGACACAAATTTAATGGAATCAAAGTTAAAGAATCCATGCTTACCTTCTTTACCGTTGTATTTTTCTAACTTATCTTTGTATTCGTTAATTCGATCGCTTCCAGCGACGATAACGAGATGTTTGTTTCCAGCAGCATGGAGTTTCGATGCAGCATGAAAGATGGTTGGCTCAGACTTAGATGAACCATGAACCTCTGTGCCTTTACCGGCTACTTTTTTAAGGTATCCAATTTTCTTAGACTGCGGGAGAGGGTCTTTAGATGTATTTTCAGAATGACTGGCAAAGATATGAGCCGATCCACTATGCTCATCAGCGGTGCTTTTTACTTTATTAATTAGTTTCTCGTGTCCTACCGTTGGCGGATTATATCGTCCGAAAGCCATGACGGCTGTAGAATTCTCAGATTCTTCTAAATTAGAGGTTTTTGGATCTTGAGGATTAACGTTAATGGCATCCAAAGGCTTGCCGGTAACGGATCTACCCTTTGGTGATTTGATGTCTTTTTCCGAATTGTTTTTCTTAGCACCTGGTGCTAATTGTTTTTCATTATTATCCATGTTTTTCCGTTCAGGTTTACCTAGGCCTAACTGATCGTTCTATTTATAAAAAATAAAATTACGTTATCTCGTTATCTCTTCCCAGTCCATCGAAGCATACATATCCGCACCAGCAGTCTGAGAAGCAGCACAGAGAGTTAGTTCGAAAGGAGTACCTGTAAGACCGTTTCTTTCTAACTGAAATTTAAATAGTGCTTCTTTAAGAATATCTATAGGGACTGAGCTTTGAGTGGTAGAGGTGTTAAACCCGGAGGCAAGTATCCTACCCCCGGTAATTGTTCCACCACCTATTTTGTATTCTATAGCTGAATTATCTCCGGCGCTGACCCACGTACCACCGTTCGTAGTTCCAGTAGCTCTAACCTGCCAGTTAATTACAGCATTGTTTGTTATGCCAAGCAAGGATAGAGCGGTTAATATTACTATAGCATCAAGTCTATCCGGACTTGTCTTTAATCTCAAAGAAATTAAAGTATAGTATGTATCCGCGGTAGTCAAGTCTACAGGGGTATTAACAGGTGTTTGAATCCCTTGCTGCGCACCATAAAGTTCATAACCTCCTTCGGATATCACAGTAGAACAAATCTGCTTAAGAGTACTTGCGCCTGAGGTTGCACCGGTATTTTTTATCTCGTATCGTAAAGGAAGAGACGCAGTAGTCATGTAAGGTATTGAGTTGCGATTATCATTATGAAAAACATGTGCGGTTACCATTTTTCCATCTACAACAAAACCACATCTGACATCACCAACGCCTAACCATTCAATATCAAACCACAATATATTTGTTTTTGAAACGTCTAATCCAGTAGTATGAGCCGGTTCTGATCCTTGCCCAGAATACCCACTACCATCAAAAGGATCTATATTCCAGTTAGATTGCGCTACTTTAATTTCCGCTAAAACCCCAGAAGTAAAAGTTCTTAGAACTAAGTAGTTTGTTGTGCCGTCGTTTTCTAAGTATATTCCATTCTGCGCACCAAAGTATCCTATACGCTGTCTTAAATTTGGTTTAGGCGTACTCATTGCAAAAGTATTAAGCACTAAAAGAGACTTTCCAGGCTGATACGAAAATACTTTAGTTGTCTCTCTAATTACCTCAGTATTAGCAGAAGCATCTACGTTTAAGTTAATGGTAGATTGATTGGCAACAAAAGCGTATGTGCCCCCTGAAGTATTAGATGTTGACCATAATCCATTATCTGCAAAACGATGTGAACTATCAAACAGTGTTACCGGCTGAGATATTCTCAGCCGACCGAATGCATCGGTAAGATTACCGGAAGGAGATAGTCTATCAGACAACATAAAAACTTCATAACGGGTAGAGACCTGTTTTGAATCAATTTTATTTTGATCTACTCTATACTGTGCCATTATCTCTCTCTACTTAAAAAGTTAGCTCTACTAAATTCGGATCTATCAACAAGCTTGGTTGGTCTATTATTACGTACAGACACAAACCCTTCTGGTTTTGCTTTTTGACCAGCAATTGAATGCTCATACTTTGTGTTGCGGGAGAGAGCGTTTACTAATACGTTTTTAGCTTGCTGTAAATGATGATGGATATCTAAAGCTGACTTAAAGGAACTCTTACTAGAACTAATTTGCGCAAGGTGGGATTTCATTTCATTGTTCTTACGCTCAATAGCTGATCCCGTCTTAAGTTTAGAAATGTCTTTAACATACCTACCCTGTAAATGACTTTTAAATCCTTCGACTGACGGTTTAGATTGATCTCTGACGGTAGCATTAATGTATGTTTTCAGATGTTCAGTATAGGGATGTACAGCTGTATGAAAGTCTTTGTGTGCACCGTTAAACGCTTTTGTAGCACTGTTTAAATGAGCGTTAAACTGTTCTTTCTCTTTTTCTGAGTACTTGTTCTTGGAGAAATCGTGATTAGGAGAGATGAGATGGACGTCGTCATGGCTTCCAAAATGACTAGTATCAGCATTGTACTGCGCTTTCATGTCATCAAGAGTATTACCTTTATAAGCAGTATGAACAACTACTCCAAACTTGGCATGCTTAACCTTATTACCTTCCTCTGAATCTTTCTTTGTAGAGTAGGTAATAGTATTAGGTTTAAAATGGTACTTCTCTCCATCATCAATTACGTCTTGCTTTGAGTACATAACATCACCCTGATATACTCCCTCTTTAGGGGCAACTTTTTTAAGGTGCTTTAATGCGTCGTTAAGCTTACTTACTAATCCAGGAGCATGTCCATGATTCTGCTCTATGTCCTCAGGTGTGTAATTTAACTTTGGTGTTTTATTAAACGCTGACTTAGAAGCAACAAAAAACTTTCCAGATACGGGATGATGTCCAAACACTATAGATGGTGAACCGTCGTACTTTGTTGTAACGGTAGTTTTATTATGCTTACCTGAAAGAAGGTCATGAACGTCTTTTAAGTTATGAAAGGCATGAGCAAAGCCTTTATCACCATCGTTTACTACATGGTCTTCGAGATGCTCTAAATGAGTAAGTTTATTCTCGTCGTTAACAGCTTCAGATAGTATCATTCTGTTTTTAAAAATGGTCCGGATAGTTTAGATGTTGATGAGGCATAGCTTACCACATCACTAATAAATTGATTTTGTATACCGTTATTTAGGATGGTAGAAACAATGTCACATCCCATAAACTTTGATAACTGCCATTCGGCGTCTTTTTTAGATACCTCGGCTACAAACTCTTCATAGGTTTTCTTTTTAGTATCTTTTTTGTCTAACTGTAGGTACATATCGTAAAACTTTTTATAAAGAGCGGGATTCTTTCTAGCAATGTTTCCTTTTGTAGTGCTAATGTCAGAAATAGGTCTGCCTAATATTTGTCTGAGAATGCTAGCAATGTTGCCAAAGCCAATCTTACCCTGGGAAGCTTCTACTCCTTTTATCTCTCCTTGGAAGGAAGGAAAGGTTCTAAATTGAATTGATCCATTAACCGAAAAGAAAATAAAGACATCTTTTGAATTAAAGAAGTTTACTTTGCCAGTAGTGTAGTCAGTGTACTTTACTTCTTTTCTTGGCTCACCAACATTGTAAGCTTTTAAGTTAGGATGTCTGGAGATAGCTTTCAGTGATATACCAATAATGTCTTTCGAGTTAAATGCCTTTAAAAGCATTCTATTAAGCTCGGCAAGGTTACGGGTGTTAAAGAACGGAACGGCCATTCCTTCTTTTGTAGTCATGTAAATATCAGCTGGCGACCATTTGTTTATATCTGAGAAAGGTTTGCCTTGAGCTTTATTAAGAACCTCAAAATGTCCTTCTAAAGACTTCACCCAGTTTGATTGACGGTGAAATATGTATGGCTTGTTTCCGTACTTTGCATAAAGAGCATCGGCAATCAGTACGCTTGAGTCAATCCATTTTTCTGGTAGTCCTGCGATAGCGTCAAATGGTGCGGTAACTTCTACCTTACTATAAGCCTGTTGTAGATTGTCTAAAGTATAGCTTTGAACTTTGTTCCATTTAGCCGCACAATACACTGCCTGGGCCGCCTCATTTACATCTGTGTTCTCGCTACCGGCACCCGAGCCCGAACCTCCCCCAAACTCGCTGGTCTTCTTAAGTTGGGTAAACGTAACAAATTTTTCGTCTGTGGTCTTGAGTTGGATTGATCTAGTTTCTTTACCTGCTAAAAGTGACTTTTCTATTTCAGGGTCATTAACTAACACAACAGCCCCACCCGTCTCTAATTCAAAGGGAGAGTTAGACTTAAGTTTAGTGAGAAATGTTTCTACTCGTCCAGGACGTTTGTAGATTTCTTTTCCGCCGAGATTTGCCATAGTTAGATATTTATGAACAAAAAAAGCCCGCATTCGCGGGCTAAGTTTTTATGGAGACTTCTTAAAACCCTAACATCTCACCACTATACTTTACGGGCTTACCTGGATCGTAATCTTTCTCAAAGTACTCCCTTAGCATCTCAAATCTAAAGGCAGCATTCATATCCCCACCTTCAATGCATCGCGATCGCGAGTACTCTAGCACCTTTAATAACTGGGGGAGAGTAATTCCGTGAAATTGCTGACGAGCAGGCTTTTGAGGACCCCTTGGTTTGTACATCATTGATATGTTACTCCTTGATTCTTTTCAAATGTGAAGTGAAAGTCTTGACCTAGAAAATCTTTACCGGTTTTCTGATTAATTACTTCTGAAACCGTATCGTAGAGTTCGTAGACTTCACCTTCAGACAAAATACTAATATCTGCATTACCAAACAGCACGGCTAAGATTCGATCATTTTTATTCATATTATCCAGGGTAGCGAGTTAACAAAGAAACAAGAGCAACAGCTATCAGGCTTGCGCATGCAATTGCCCATAAAAGTTTATCCACGTGACTCCCTAATCCATCCATCTACTACCTGACTTACTTCATCAAGAGCTTGATCAACATCAAGCATGCGCTCTTCTTCTTCCATCTTTGCATGCATCCACACATCATAAGTTTCCATCTCAACGATATCATCCATTATACACGCTCCTTAGCTTTAGCAAAATAGATACCTGCATTACCTTTTGTAATTTGAAGTCGTTCCATCGCTATAGAGAGGAACTGATCTTTATCACCATTTACTTCTTTAAACATTGTAATTGCTTGAGATAGTTTAGTGCCACTTCCGGCCTTACGGGCGATAGAACGACGTGCAGGGCGGAACCCTTCGGTAGGCTCATCAGCCGGCTTTTTAGCTACTATGTCAACAATTGCCTGGCGATATATCGAACCAAAGGTAAATATGGGTTCTCCATTTTCATCTTTTTTACCAGTATCTCTAGCAACTACTTCTGCAAGATACGAGATGCGCTTTTTACCTTGAGCGAGCAGATCGCGATCAAATTCGTCAGTAGGACGTTTAGCAAACTTAGCCATTACTACTATCTCCTTTTCTCATCATCATACCTATATTATAGGAAATGTCGATAATTAAAGCAACTATTAAAACCACGCGAGCTCGTGGTTTTGACTCACGTCTAGCTGTGGTTAACGTCTGACTGGTGAGATTTTCTGAGGAACCTGAGCAGGATTCTTGGGTAATTGTGGTAATCGTTTGTAGAGTTCTTCCCAGTTTCTATCGTGATCGTTTATTGCTTGAGTAATAATCTGAATGTTTGCGTCTTGCTCTTTATTTTTTATGTCAGCAGATTCTACTCTTTCAATAATGTTTGTTCTGGACTTCTCTGCTATAGTAAATCTTTCTTCTAACAGCTGCATTCTTAACTTAAAGTAATCAACATCGTTACCTCTTGACCACGCAATACCGAGTAGTACTACTACGACGGCGCCCGAGACAGCCAGTAAAACGACGGCTATCTCGAACTTGTCTTGCGATGTTAACTGATTGTAGATGTATTTAAGTTTTGTAATCACCAGCTATTTATTAGAACGTTTTTACATATTTAATAGCTACTACGTTATCAGTTACACCTGCCTGACCTCCCACATTCATCTGATGCGTTAGGTTCACAGCTACTTGAGTATCTGTTTTAATGCTAGCTGTATAACCAAGCACTAAGTCAATCTGCCGGGAAGTAGCTTTAAGATTAACATTGTCTGACTGTGAGATCGGATTAGCGATGAAATCACCATTACCGTCGTCAACGTAATCATAACCTGTTACGGCTGTTACAGTAGCCGATCCTTTCTTAATAGCAACCGGTCCTTGCAAACTCAGGCTAACGGCATCACTGCTCTTATCAGATAAGAATACGTTACTTCTACTCAATCCAACCTTCCAAGTATCGCTATAGATAGTAGGACTGAGGTTAATAATACTACCGTCGTACTTACTTGTACTAGTAACACCCAAGACATAGTTAGCATTAAAGCTTACCTTTTCAGTTACAGGCTTTACTACTCCTCCGCCAACCCAAGTTGTACGAGTATCACCGAACCCGGTTAACCCAGTTGCATAGTTATTCAAAAACCCTGACTGTTCGGACATAGTTCCAAACTGAAGGGAAGTTGTGTAATCTGCTTTTACTGACTTAACTTCAAACCCCATACCGTTATCGGTCTTAGTTGCTACCATTGTAGTGTTACGATCTAAGCTAGTAACTACTTCCTGATAGTTAGTAGGAGTCAAAGCAAGATATGGGTTACCATATAATGAACTAGTAGGCGAGGAACTATTAAACGTATTAGTCAGGTCAATTGTAAAATTACGATCGTACTCATCTGCTACTTGAACGTTCTGTAGAACCGAGCTACGCTTAAGTGAGGTAGACGTAGATTTAGTAAGTGCTGTTGATGTAGTAAGAACTTTTCCAGTCGTACGTCCACTACCTAGAGGTGCGGTAGTATAGACCAATGCGCCTTGAGGTCGAGTAGCCTTATCAAAGTTAACTAACCCGTTACCATAAACTTCGTCAACACCCTTGGCTCCTAAGTCAGTTGCAGTATTAATTACTAAGTTAACCATTTGATTGGCTTTAAGCTGGGGCCAGGCTTGTTTAATAAGAGCCATGCCGCCTGACACATACGCTGTTGATACGCTAGTACCGGCGACGTATCCGACTCGATTGCCTGTGACTTGTTGATTGGCAATTGCTACTGCTACACCCTCACCGGGTGCTACAACGAAAAAGTCCTTAACCTGGTAAATGTCATTACATTTAGTGCCTGATAAACTAGTACAGATGTGACCAGCACGATTACTAAACGAACTAATTTGATTTTTTGAGTTAACAGAACCAACAATAAGTGCTCGGCCTCCTAATAACAGATTGCCATTATTATCGGTCTTAGTTGCAAATGCAGCCGGGAAGGCTGAATAAGCGAGTCCCTCGTTACCTGAAGCTGCTACTAGTACACTATTTCTATTGGAAGTAGCGTATAGATTAAGTTCTGACAATGAGTATCCGTTCATAGTACCATAGTTAGAGGTAGTACGATATACCCCGCCGCCAATATGTGTAGTCTTATTTCTAAGGTCAGAGGTAAAGGGAGAGGCAAGACTGAGGTTAACTATGTGAGCACCTTTAGAGTCAGCAATCTTCAATGCATCTGTAATACCTCTAAAAGTAATTCCTGTACCTCTTGTACCTCCATTACTAATTTGAAGCAGCATTAGTTTTGCTCCAGGAGCAACACCTACAGTACCTTTACCGTCAGCTTGTCCGGCAATAATTGATGCCATTTGAGTGCCGTGTGATCCCCAGTACGTGGTCGTGCTTATCGAACTAAGAACACCTACCGATGACACTGCACCTTTAATATCAGTATGATTGTAGTCAAAGCCATCATCAATAACGGCTACTAATGCACCCTTACCAGTAATACCTCTACTCCATGCCGAGGTTACTCCGGTTTGACTTAGCACAGTATTACGCTGGGTTGTTTCAAGGTTCTGTGCTTGTACCGAAGTAAGAGAGGCACTAACTGCTACTGCTAGAAGAGTCTTCTTAATCATGCTGCATCCTTAAATATGTTTGAGTAAACTTTTAATTTTTCGTACTTTTTATGTTCGGCTATACCATAATTAAAATTACTAATCTCATTCACGTTCATTTTAGCAAGTTTAATTAAGTACTCAACATCTGCGATCTCTTTACAGAGCTCTTCCACATTGTTTTGTAATCCAAAGCGCCGTACCTTACTCACGGCTTGAATTACCTCGGCACACTCCTCCTGAAGAATGTCGAGTATTTCTTGCTGCTTATCGTTCATAATTTAATCCCTTCTCAAGTTTTGCTAATACATTCTCAACAGAACTAATCTCTTTATTCATACTACTCAGTAATTCTCCTGGTGAGGACTCATCTACTTTTTCATACATCTCAAACAAGTAACATCTGATACCTTCCATCAGCGTAATAACTTCTTCCGGTTTTAGTATTAACGTTATCATAATATAATTTTAAGGGTTATTGGAAATTAAATCAATATGTTTACAACGTCCGTGATATTTAAATCCTACACAAGAGCATTTGTATCCGCTACCTGACTTCTTGACGGTATAAACGTTACCTGACGACCCTTTCACCTCTATCGTGTCCTCTTCTTTGATACGCTCGAGAATCTCAAACTTCCTATACTTGGTACTGATAGACATTGGATTCTTAAACCAGGTCGCCTTCAGATCACGATTACGAATGTAACCGTATGCCTTAGTCATTGAATCATTGAATAGATACATGTGATTAAGGTCGTAGGGAGAGTCCCACTCCGACACCTCTTTAGCTATAATCAAAATCGGCCTCATAGTAAACGGACCAGACATTGCTTGGGGTAACGTTGTACTCCATAGCAATCTCATAAAATACTTCTCGCATCTCATCCCGAGATTCGAATCCTTTTTTCACTTCGACAGCAATAGCCTCTTGGAGGTCGATTGCTACTGACTTGTAATATCCCATTATACAGCTTCCTTCTCAAATAACATCTCATTCAATACATCTACTACTTTACGACCGTAGTCAGTAAACAGTATGCCTTGCTTCCATACATAATGCTCAACGCACTGAGGTGATTGAAGGTCTTCGGCCGATACCATCCATCGCAGGGCAGTACGCTCGTCTCCGGCGCCGGCGGCCTGGAATCTGAGAATGGCGGTCTTGAAGTTACCGATAGCGATCTTTTCCTCATTCTCAGCCTCTAGGGCTTGAACTTCTATGACTTTAGCCATCTGATCGAATTGAGCTTCGAACATTTCGGCCGTCCAGGAAGAAGTATCGTTGCGAGGGCGAAACCCGTATGCGTCTTTGTGCATGTCAGAATAGATGCACGAATATTGCTCAAGTTTGGAAAGTAAATCCCAAGGCTTCATAACGATCTCCTTATTCATCATACATTAATTATAAGAAATAGGAGAAATTAAAGCAACTGAAAAAACCACGAGCTCGCGTGGTAGTAATATACGGCTAGCTGTATAAACGTAGTACCGTACTAATTTGTCTGGTATTATAACTTCTTTAGGTAGCACACTCAGAGAGAAGGGCGAAGTATGATGATAAGGAGTCTCTCCAAATGTGCTAGCTAAAAAAGTGGCGTTCTATCTCCCGACTGTACGCCACCGTACTACTAACCTTTTTTAACTTTTTCTATTAAATCATTAGCCTCTTTAAATTCCACCATCCACCGAACAAGCTCCTCAGCATTATCAAAGTCCTGTAACAGCTGGTCTCTGACTTTAGTAAACTGCTCTTCAGGAGAGAGAGGTTGTTTGTTTTGAAAATCAAATTGCATGGCTTTGGCGTTGTTAACTAGCTCGGCAAACCGGGCCCAGTCAATTTGATAATTAATTGGATCTTCGGGGTTTTCTTCCATTGTTATCCTAAAAGGTTATTGTTTATTATATTAACTTCCTGTAAATAATTGCAAGTGTTCAGGTCTGCTGGCAATGGGTTTAAAACGTTCGATAAAGCAGTGAAGCATATCACCGGATTCACCGATGGCTTGATCGGCAGCACGATAAAGATCACCCCATGTAGATCCTTCAATTGGCTTGACTACCTCTGTATCACCGCAATGATCAGTGTATACTACATACTTGAAGTTAGCAAAGGGGCTAATATTTTCAAACCCACCTTGCTCTAAACTATAGATGCTCCAGGTAGCCTGAAGATCGTGATCTCTTTGGTATTTTGTGTAGTAGCCGTGCTTGGTATCAAACGCCCGGTTATCCTGCTCGTAGGCACCTTTGAGGGCGACATTACGGATGCGTTCCACTAGGCCCTGAACCTTACCATCGTCAATGTAACTCAGTTCACAGAGGGTGTTGTGTAGCACACGAAACTCATCTACCGAGAGGGTGGGGGAGCAGTTCATTCTATTACCTCACCATTGGCCCGGCGCTCGGAAAACGTATTCATCCAGGAAGAGAGAAAGTTTCTGGCCTGTTGTTTTGTAACACCAAAATGTTCTTCAATATATGGTCCAGCACCAAACATATTGGTAACACCGGATGAACGCACAACGTCAAGAAAAATATTAACATCTCTCTGACTTGGTAATTCCTTATCCATTATAACACTCCTTATCAAATAACAAATTCATTATATAATGACACTTTAATTAAATCAACTCAATAAAAGCATTACTGCTTTCTTTAGTAGTCCTAGTAATATTCCTATTCCCGGTATTATCAACAAGCACAACCCAAACGTTACTAATACCAGTATTACGGTGTTCATCAGCCTCATGCTAGGGGTTAATCATAATCGTAGTATCCCCATTTTCTAATACAAACGGTGATCGTCAAATTGATAATCATAAAGACTATAAATCCAAGAATGAAATAAATCATGTATTCTTCTCCCTTAACTTATTCTGTATGGCCTCAGCGAAATCCATATTATTCTTCCACCCGGCTCTGTATATCTCACCAATTTCTTCTTGGGTCAGGTCTATCCATTCTTTATCCTCTACGGTAGCACTATACTCTTTTACATGGTCAGCACAGAGCATACCATAGGCGGTAGCAGGTTCACATTCTCTTGTGGTACTCTCCCATTTAGCGAATATACCATCTTTAATTGAGAATACTTGGCAACCACAAGTTAGCACGACCTTATTCAATAATACTCTCCATTCTCATTCTTCTTGGCAGGTTTACGGCGAAACTTTCTACTCAGATTATAGGTAAAATGAGTAAAGATATGACGGACACCGATAGTAATTCTGAGGTATGGGAGAGAGGCAGCGACATAGATTTCACTCAGGTCAATGCCACAATCTAGACCAAATGATACATGGTCCATAGTCCAGAAATAGAAGATTAGCCAATGGAAAGAATAGGCATTGGAATTCAGTTCATCACCTGGTCGGAATTTATATCTTGGGACCAGAGGACAATAATCATTACACCAGATTTTATGGTAGGGATAATATTCCCACCACTCTTTATCTCTACATTCTTTTGGTTCGTTCATTCTATAACCTCATTCGGATACTGCTCTGTAGGTACGAAAACTACTTCTCGCTTTGGTGTATACGGAAAAGTGATTGGTGTATGACTATTGCCATTGGTGTAGAAATCTTTGGTCAATGCACCGAATTCTTCTGACTCTCTCCATTCCCAAAACACCTTACCATCAATATCATATGCCTGACCATTATACCTATCGATCTGTTTAAATACATGACTGCATCGTTTATTCTGAAAGACACCTTCACTTGCTTCATTCCATTCCCAATCTTCACCAGTCAACGGAACAATTGGTTCGAACTTAGCCAGTTTACTAAACATATTGATAGTATACGGTGCAGAGAATCCTGAATGCCCTTCTTCGTTAAATACATCCATCAGTTTCAATACATTCTTACAGATTGCTTCTTGCATTTCATCACAATAGTTTCCGTTTTCGTCAATAAAACCAGCAGCACGGAACTCTGCCATAGCATGATAGTGTAGATTACTCATTGGATTAGTGCCTCTATTCTATCTGCTGCCATTAATAGTAACATCTTCAATGCGATGTTCTCCTGTGATTCACTTGCCGTTCTTAGTGTATCAATAAGTTCTTGATGTGTCATGATTCCACCGCCACTC